TGGCGCATACGGCATAGCACAAGGCGACAATAAGACTCACTTCGGTTTCTTGACCGGCGGCGTCTACTACAATTACATTCGCGGCAACACAACATACATTGATGGTAACCTTTCGCTTAGCACAGCACTGCCAATTACCTCTGGCGGTACTGGCGCGACCACAGCAAATGGCGCTCGTGCCGCGCTAAATGCCGGCTCACTAACTCTAGAGCAGAATCCGCAGTCAAACAATTACACAATCGCGGCAAGTGATTCTGGTAAGAACATTCTTAGTGCCAACACTGGGGCGCAGACAATCACGGTTCCGACAAATGCTGCTGTGCCGATCCCAGTCGATACGATCCTTTCAATTACGAACAATGGTACTGGTCCAATCACGTTGAACACCACAGGATTGACTGTCTATCTTGCTGGTACATCGGCACCTTGGGCGTCTGGCGGACAAATCATTGTTCGCGGCATTATGACATTGCTGAAAACAGCAACTGACACTTGGTTCGCATCAACTGGCACACAAGACACTTCATCACTGTTGAAGATTGACGGCACTCAGGCAATGACAGGCACACTGACTGGTTCTATATCAAGTCTGACAATGGCTTCTGATACTGTTGCTCGCGGTAGTTTTGTTGCTCGATCAACAGGCACAGGCGACGCAAATCTTGCCGGTATGACATTCTACAATGATGCCTATGCCGTGAAACTTGGTGTGCGTGCTGACGGATACTTTGGTCTTGGCGGATGGTCACGCGGCGTGTGGTCTTGGTACTCTGATCCGTCTGGTAATATGGTTGCCGCTGGCAGCGTCACAGCGTATTCTGACCCGCGTCTCAAACGCGACGTAAAACCTATCGCGAATGCTCTCGACATTATCAATCAGCTAAATGGCGTTCGATTCACTTGGAAGCAGGGTTTCGCACACACTGAACTCAAGGCGGGCAGACGCGATATCGGCGTTCTGGCAAATGAGGTTGAAGCAGTTCTTCCAGAAATCGTCACAGAGTCAATTGAACTCGAAGGCGAAAAATACAAGACAGTTGCTTATGACAAGTTGGTGCCGGTGCTGATCGAAGCAATCAAGGAACTTCAAGCGCGAATCGTCGCTCTTGAAAGCGCTGCTAAATAATCCGAATAGCAATACAACTCAATACAACATTATGACAGTCCCAATTACAAACGTCGGTCTTTCAGCAATCCAAACGAATTTTGGTGGTGCTAACCCTATTGCGCTCAGCGAATATTATCGCGGCGGTGCCAATGTGCCTGCCTCACAAGGTGATGGCGGGTACGGTGTCGTTGCTGCGTCTGGTCCATTGAGCGTTGGGACATTTCGCAATCAAGAAAAGGTGTTCACCACGGCATACACAATTTCTGTAGACACAACTAATCTAAACCTAATCACACTACTTACAAGTCTTGGATGGGATGGCGTTGTGCCGGTAAGAATGGATGTTACTATCAATTCTGGAATTGTTGTGAGTTCAAATAATACTGCGATCCCGGCATTAGCAATTGGGTCCGCGCTTCCATCAGGAAGTATTGTTCGGATCTATAACTATGGATACATCATCGGCATGGGTGGCGCTGGCGGAAACGGAAACACCGGACACCATGACACGAGTGGTGGAAAATATTCTGGCGTGATCATGGACACACCATATACAGATGGATTGCCAGGTGGACCAGCGATTGTTTACTCCGGTACATTGCCTGCGGCATCACCAATTCAACTCTTCAACTACGGAACAATTGGTGGCGGTGGTGGCGGTGGCGGTGGTGCTTATTCTGTTGTTCAAGTAAGTTCACCAGGCGGTGGTGGAGGACGAACAGGTCGCACCAACTCTGCTGGCGGTGGTGGCAATTTCGGAAGCTATCCAGGTACATTCGCTGGCGCTGGACCTGGATTAGTCCCAAGTGGACACGGCAACTCAGGACCTGGTGGTAACTGGGGCGCATACGGCGATTGGGGTTCTGCGTGGCCAGGTGACTGGGCTGCTACAAATGGAGGTGCTGGAGGTGCTGCTATTGTTGGTGTAGCAGGATTTACCGTATCGGTTGTTGGAACACGGTACGGTTCAGTATCTTAAAATGAAGGATAAGTATGTCAACGCAATTTAACTGGGAAGTCATTTCACGTGACGATGAGACAAACACTTTGGTCGTGAAGTATTCAAAGAACGAACCAGGTTTTGAGAGCGTTCTTTCAATCCCAAAACCTGTTCTTGGTTCGGATATTGAAAAACACATTGCCGGATTTATGCCAGCAAGTTTTAGACAACCGGCAAATCAAGAATTTGCTGATGTGGTTGTTGGATCTACAGGCACTGTAACTATTCCGTCAACTTCAGCAGAAGCAGTTGTTGCCACTGGACAAATGTTCGAATCAAATATGCGAGCGTTGATTCACACTGTTATTGCTGAGATCGACGCCGGCACTGTTTAATCTTCGTCTGGTTCGCCGTCGTCTAGTTCCACTGGGTAACCCCAGAGAAAGTCGATGTAGTCTGCGACCGATTCAGCAGTTTCGCGATCTAACTTTCGTCCCATATACGGAATGTATTCGAGGTAAAGAGTGCGATCGCCTTCAAGGTCTGCGCCAGTTACGGCAATCTGCGGAACACGGTTGATTCGTTCGTAGCTGCGGGCGAGGTTGATGCGAATTTGTTTGTACCCTGCCTCATCGTGAATGTCAGACACAACCGCCTTTTGACCTTCAAAATTCTCAAGGTCTTCTGTCACATTGACACTGAACAGACCCATCTTGCGAATCACATTCGGTGACAAGTATTGCATAATGAAACTATCGTCGCGATGTTCAAACACCGCTTCCTTAATCGCATCTTGCCAACGCTTGCCAATCAGGTGCGGGAACCAATCGCGATCTTCCTCAGTCGGTTTTTCGCAGATACGCTTCACATCCATCAGAATGTTGAATCCAAGGGCATATGGGTTGATGCCGCTGTACCAGCGCTTGTTGTACTCAGGTTGATACAGCACGCCAGCGTGACTATCGAGGAAAGCGATGAACGCATCTGACGAAAGAATGCCCTTCTCTTCCAGACGAGTCATGATGTAGTAGTGAGTGAACGAGGCAAAACCTTCATTCAGGTTCTGCGTCTGTCCTTGCGGATAAAAATACTGATTGATCTTGTAAACAATCCGAATGATCTCGCGTTTCCATTGTTCGAGGTTTGGCGACTTCTTCATGATGAAGTAGAGCAAGTTCTCTTCGTCTTCGGTGTCATCAACTTCTGCGTCTTCTATTTCGGTGTCACGAAATGAAGTCTTCTTCAAAACAATGTCGAGTTCTGCTTGCTGACGATTTTCGTCGTCAATCAACTTCTTCAAACGAAGTTCTTCATTCAACTTTGGTTTGTGCTTGCGCTTGAACTTGTCAACGCCATGTGGTGCCAAAGCGTGAGCAGCATCTAACACCATCTCAACTGCTTCTGGTCCGTAGCGATCTTCGCATTTGCGAATGTAGTCGCGAGCAAATGACATGTAATCGACGATTGACCCGGCATTAGTCCACTGCTTAAAACATTCGTTGTTCTTGAAGACGGCATTGTGACCGAATGCTGCGTGCGCAATAACGAGCGCTTGCATCATCATGCTGTTCTCTTCCATTAGGTAAGAGATACACGGCGAACTATTGATCACGATCTCGTATGCGAGACCTTGGCGACCCTTCTCGTATGCCTGCTGAGTGCGCAGGAAATCCTTACCGAATGACCAATGGTTGTAGTGAACTGGGAGTCCGATGGACGCGTAAGCATCAATCATCTGCTCTGCCGTAATGATCTCAAGTTGATTTGGATAAACCAACCCTTCCAACTCGAGTTCTTCATAGGCAATCTTTTCGATCTCTTTGTAGACGCGCTCGATCAGATCTTGCGTCCAGTCCGTGTGAGAAGTAATCAGCAATGGTTCTGTCATGTTAATCTCTGTTTGACTTTGAGTTGCCGTAGACCTTCTTGAAGGCGGTGAAAACTTCAGACTCATCTTCGATCTTTACCTGATGCATCTTTCGAGAGGTATTCGAGATGGATTGCATGAGTGTCCAGAACTTTGATTGTCCGCTTGGCACACCGCCCCATCCATCAATCTCTTCACCGACTTGAACGTAAACGGCGTGTCGAAGTTTAGATAATAACCCGCGATCTTCAAACTCTGTAAGAACATCTCGGTTGTCATCACCCCAGTTATCGCCATCACCAGCATAGGTCAGGTAGATGTTCGTTTGTGCTGGGTCATAGCGCTCTTTGATGATCCTATGGGCAAGCGCGATCGCTGGAGAAATCGTTGTGCCACCATTCTTGCGAGTGGTAAAGAATTCCTCTTCGCTAACTTCTTCTGCTTCATCGGTGTGATAGATAAACACCAGATCGGTGTTTGGATACTTCCGCTTGATGAAGGCATACTGAAGTGAGAAGAATTTACGAGCGCAACGCTTCTTGTTCTCGTCCATCGACCCAGAGATGTCCATGATCATGATCAAAGTCGCTTCAGCGGACTTCACCATCACACGTTCGGTCTTGCGATAGCGATGGTCAACCTTCTCAAAGAGAGGCACAGCAGCGATCTTTGTTTTGATAGCAACAATTTTCTCAGTGATCTCGGAAACCTCTTTCGACCACTCATCATGCGGCATGCTGTCGCGAAGAAGGTCACTAGTCATCAGATCATCGAGACGCGCTTGTAGCGTCGCCAATTCTTCTCGATTGTCGAATGTCAGAGCACGTCGACGTCCAAGCGAATTGCGATACGATCGAATAACGCTGAGTTGACCTGGTGTTCCTTCCTTTTGGAAACCAGCAGGTTTCATAACTGCTTCAGGGATTTCTCGATCGGACGATTGCTCAAGATCTGGAAGAACACATTCCTCGAAGAAGACATCGAGGAATTCTGAACGACTGATGTTAATGACAAAGTCATCTTCACCACCGCCACCACTTCCACCGCCACTGCTATCATCGTCGCCGGCAACTGGAAATTCGTCGCCCTTCAACCAGTGATCATTCCCAGGCAAAACAATTTCTATCTCGCCAGTACCTCTGGCATAGTGGAATGTCGGTTCAGACAATGCGGCGCGTGCCACCTTTACAGGGTTGGCATTTTGCTTAGATGGACTGACCGTGCCCTGAACACCACCAGAGTCGATGTCTTCAGGTTTAGCTGCGCGGATGCTGTCTTTGATTCGCTTCAGCAGCTTTTGGCGATTCGGGAGAGACTTGCCGCGCCCGGTCTTTCGTCGATCGACGAAAATGAAAGTTGTTGATACTGGGGTAATGTTGCTCATTCTGAGAACCTTATTTTGAAACCGCGGTGAGAAGTCCTAATGCCTCGACAACACTTAGAAACTTCGCTTTGGTGTAGACCATATTTGTTAATAGCGTCTTTTGCGCAATCAAATTTCTCTTCTATGCCTGACATATTTGTCAAAATTATAGATCGTGCCGAATGGTTCTTTGACCCTAAATGAGATTCACTTATTCTCTTTTTTGTTTCGTCACTTCTCTTAATTCGCAAATTTTCGCAATGTTCCTTAGATCTAATCTTCCCAAGATGAGATTGTCTCATCTTAAGACGTGTGTCAGCACTTGCGTGTTTCCCGCGCCTCGCTTCTTTTCCTGCATAGCTCATTGGTTTTCCAAGTTTGGCAGCAGACATTAAAGATCGTGTGAATGCCGAAGGGTTCTTAAGTCCATCGCCGCCATCAGTCAGATTTACTAGAGGTCCTAAATCAAGATCTCGACGTCCAATCTTTTTGATCAATCTTTTTTCTTCGGCAATACATTGATCTTCTGTGCCTCGAAACAAAATGACGAAATACCAACCGTGTTTGGTTGCGATGTTCTTCCAAAAATCAGATCTTGAACGTTTAGAAGAACATCTACCTGTTACGCCTTTACCAATATAAAATACCGAATCGGTATCAGCAGTAAAATGCGCATAAACCCAATACATTAACTATTGTTCTTTCGATTATTCGTAAACCACGAAACTAGGGTTTTTACCTGATTCTCAGTGTATCCGCGATCAACCATTCGCTTTACAAATCCGTCGTGTTTCTCTTGTGTGTCTTTGTCTTGCTTTGGACCAAAAGCAATTACAGGCATAATCTGCTCAGTCGCTGAGAACATACGCTTCTCAATCACAGTCTTCATTTTTTCGTAGGCATCCCATGCTGGCGATACACCTTCGTGTTTTGACTTATATTTTAAGCAATATGTCACAATTTCGTTTCGGAAGTCTTTGGCATTGGTGATGCCTGCTGCCTTTTCGATTTCTTCCAACTTCTGGTTCAGCAAATCACGATTCAACATGACGTGAGTTTCTGGGTCGCGGCACTGACTATCTTCCAACCATGCGTCGGCAAACAGCACATAGCGTTCGAACATATTTTGTCCGAATGAACGGTACGATTCAAGGTATGCTGTGCGGAGTTCCTTCTCAACGAACTCGAAGTATTTTGGTTGTAGGAATTCCTTGATGTAGGAAATCAGGCGATTGTGCGTTTCTTCCGGGAGCGCTTCTTTACGAACCGCTTCTTCGATGACGTACATCAAATCGATAGGATTCGCCTGTTGCTCTTCAGGGCGCAAATCGTACACTGCCGATAGAACCTTAAAGGCGAAGCGCGTGGACATCCCTGACATCCCCTCGTCAATTCCTGCGTTATCCCGGTACTCTTCCAAGGACTTAGCATTTGGCATTGTGTCCTTGACGTTCTCGCCGTTGTACACTCGTAGCTTGGCGAAGATCGTGCTGTTCTCAGGAGTTTTCAGACGTGAGAGAATAGACCACTGTGCCAGCATCTTCAGGGTACCTGGGGCGATTGGCGCCTTTGACAGAGAAGAACCTTTCAGCATCTTTTCGTAGATCTGAATTTCTTCGTCAATGCGGAGGCAGTATGGTACA